TGAAACTAATTCATGTAGTTAATAATTGTTCTTCTGCAAACAAAATTCGTTTATTTGTAAACACATTTACTTCAGCAAATTTCAGATCTAATTGGGATATTGTTATACATAGCACTGTTGGTTCTGTAGTCCGTACACTTATTGAGCCTTTAAATCCTGGCTTTAGTAGAGGCAGTGAGCGATACGATCGTATGAGTTATGTGATCGACGAAATTTCACAAAAAATACTTGATAATGGTGTTGCAGAAGTTGAGTACACAACTTGTGTAAGTGTCCCATCTAAAAAATCTATTCAAGCAATGCGGGATGGTGAATTTGAATACAGCCTAGATAATAATGAAAATAATACTTGGGAAACAGAAATCAGAATTCCTGATGAAATACTGGCTGAATTGAAAGCTAGAATTGATGTCAATAAACAGCTTCAGGATATTCAAGATAGATACAACGATCTTGCTGATAAGCTGGAAAACATTGATAAAACCATGGAAAAAATGGAAGCATCTTTGTTAGTTAATGAATTAAAACGTACTACTCGCGGTATGGAAGTAATGAATATAGCTTCAGGGATTATTTCCGATATTCTTGGAAACACCCCTCAGCTATTAACTTTGAATAATAAATCCCCCGATTAAGGGGGATTTTTATTTACAGCGGAGTTAACTTGACTTGGTAAGTACCAGTAGCAATATTAGTTACTGTGATTTTATTTACGCGATATCCCTCTAAACCAATCAATAACATTTCACCGGGTGATCCTGGAATAGGTACTGTTTTAGTAGCCCCAGTTACACCATGCATTGTCACAACTGCACCAGTTAATGCCATATTCTTGGCTTCGAATTGAACTCCTTTCGGAGCCTCACCAGCACGTAAAGTGAATGTCAAAACATCACTAGTACCAGTACATGCCCATGCACGTACATCATCTGTAATTAGGTATGGTGCGGGACTAATTACAATAGCTACAGCTGTAGTGACCGTAAAGATACCGGACACACCCCCAATAGTAACAGTAGCAGTTACCGCGGTACCGTCTGAAGCAGATGATGTTCTGCGTACACGTACTGTCTGACCATTAGTTACAGTGCCAGAAGTAGATACCCAAGACCCACCACCGATAGAATACTCACCGTTAGCGACTGTAATAGTCGCAGCAGCATTGATACCAGCAACAGTAATAGAGTTAGAGGTAGTAAGGGTACTTTTAACAGCATCGGTCACTGGAGTGAATACAAACGCATCAGGAACGGTATCAGTACTACCTACTGTAGTAATTGTGTAAACCCCACTAACACCACCAATGGTTAACGTAGTTGTAACAGCTGTAGAATTAGACGCTGATGATAATCTGCGCACAGCAACAGTTTGACCATTAGTAATGGTACCCGCTGAAGTTACCCATGAACCGCCAGCAATCTGATACTCACCATCAACGATACTTATCGTAGCTGCTGCATCAGTACCTGCCACAGTAATAGTATTGGAAGTGGACATTGTACTAAGTGCCACATCAGTAACTGCAGTAAACGAAAATGCATCAGGGGTAGTATCACTACCTCCAAAGGTAGGATCGAGTGTAGCAAACAGAGGACGATCCTGAGTAGCAGTTACTGTGTAACCATTAGTCGAATAGTGAGTATTGTCGTATGCCATAAAATTGGCTGCACCACTCACTTCGAACTTATGATAATCGGTAGCACTACGTACTGCAGTATTCGGGAATACAACATCATACCCAGCTGACGCTAAACCTTGGTTATACAGATCAGGGTTACCACCAGCTCCCCAGTTAGTTAATGTAGTTTGGTTTGCTAATGTAGCCCATGAATCTGTGGAGTTATTACGTGGGCCGAGGGCATGAATACCAAATCTAGCTGTAGGATTTATAACCGTGTAAGCAGAACGAATATTGTTAACACGAGTCATCATACCGGCAACTGAAATACTGCCGCCTGTTAAGCTAAAATCATTGGTACCATAGTTGATCATGATCGAATTACAGTATTTACTGTAGTTACGCATCTTCTGGCCTTGCACAGCCAAAGTAGCAGCAGAGCCATGTACAGCAAAGTTAGCAGATGAGACTGGATTGCTTACACCATCAGCATCCACCATAGCTCTCTGGAACGATCCACGGCCATGCTTGAATGCAGTACCATCGCCAGTACCCTGGGTCATAGAATCGCCTATGGCCATACGCACAGCCTTATCGCCACCCACGTATGTACCAATCACGATAGGACAAGCACCAGAAGCTCGCTCATGACGTGTAGCGCCAGTACTAGTGAACATACCTGAGATATCTACAGCAGATATGGTTGTCTGGCCTGCTGCATAAAAGAACATTTGACAACCAGTAAAGTCTGCAATCTGACGATAGCTAGTAGGTAATTTACCGTTAGTAGCAGGAGTTGGACCGGGTACTGTACCATGCTCTTTAGTCCAGAATGTGTCACCACGGGCAAACTGCGCAACACTAAATTGAGCCGGGTAGATCCAGTCAGATAAGATTTCAGCTTCACCATCGGCAACTGTAATACTGCGATTGCCGCTGAATAAGATAGGCACGATTATGCCGTTAAATTCAACATGACCAGCTGTAATAGTGAATGAGTTACCTGTGTTAAATTCCTGGTTGTTCGAAGCTTCACCACGCCAGTTATCGTAGCTCAGTCTGAATTTATCAACAGCACCGGAACCAATGGTATGATGGAATCGTCTACCCCATCCAAGTCTAGCCTCAGCTGCTGTAGCACCCCCTACTCCATTGACGGTAGAACCTCCGTTATCAGTAGCATTGTTGATACGGTTTTGCACCGTAGCAAATAAAGTAGTCATAGGTATTACTCCGATTAATCTTACGTTACGAAACTATTTTTAAATCATTTTAGCACTCAAGACTGATTACTTACTACACAATCAATCTAACAATAAGACTAAATACCTAATAGCGCTTCAGCTATACTTTAATTCCCCTTTTGTTTGGGGAATGCCCAATTCATCTATCGGAGATACAGATGAGTAAATATACCAATGACACCGGAATATCCCTGCCATTAGCTGTGTGGTTAGCTACTGACAACTACGACGGTAAACAAAAAAGTAATCCCTACCAAATAAGCGCATCATCACTACTTAAAAGTATTCGACAAATTATTTTAGGTATGCGTGCTAAACCAGAAGATGAAGTTATTGATGTATCATCAATAGTTAAATCTCGTATCGGAACTGCATTACATGATGCAATTGAAAATTCTTGGAAAAGTGGACGTTTGCACGAAACGATCGAATCTCTTGGTTATCCAAAAGAGTTAGCTGATCGTGTAATTATTAATCCTGATAAGTATGTATTTGCTAACGGCACACCGCCACTGGATATGATTCCTGTGTACATGGAACAACGTGCATACAAGTCAGTAGGCAAATGGCTATTAACAGGTAAATTCGATTTTATTTTTCATGGCCATTTACATGATTACAAATCTACTTCTACATTTGTTTATTCAAATGCTGTTAAAAGTGATGATTACATTAAACAAGGTAGTATTTATCGCTGGCTTAATCCAGATAAAATTGATAAAGATAAAATGACAATTGATTTTATTTTTACTGATTGGAAGTCCAGCGGATTAAACCAAGCAAATTATCCTCCATCGCAAGTTCTGTCTCAGCAATATGATTTAATTCCTATTGCCGAAACACATGCATGGGTAGAAAAAAGATTGGCTTTAATTGAGTCTCACGAAAATACAGAAGAAGCTGATCTACCTCTGTGTAACGACAATGAATTATGGCGTAGTGAATCTGTCTGGAAATACTATTCATCAGGGCAAGTTGCTGCACGTAGTACTAAAAATTTTGATACTGCTGCAGAAGCTTATGCACGTAAAAATACTGACGGGAACAAAGGTTTGGTCCTCGAAGTAAAAGGTGCTCCCACTGCTTGTCTTTATTGCACCGTAGCTTCCTCTTGTTCACAGAGAAGTATGTTTGTAGCTAACGGCGATTTAAATATATAGGTCATTAGTATGGTAGGTATAACAGTGCTTGCAAAAGCTGCTGTGGAACTTCTATCTTTACTAGTTACCATTGCAGACATTGGTAAATTATTTAATGTTGATGCTCAACAAGAGGAAACAGACAACTATGAAAAATTACGACGCCATGCCCTTTCACGACATGTCAGAAAAACTAGTGGAGATTCTGTGCACAAAGACACAGAACAAAGATCCACAGTTCTTCCGCATACTCGTTGCGTATTACATGTGCAAATTAGCAAGCATGATGCGAGCAAACGTGCAAACGCTAGATCGGGGGAACATACCCGTAAACATGTACGGTATGAACTTAGCATTATCAGGACACGGAAAAGGTCACTCGACAGCGATAATTGAAGAACAACTTATTAATGGTTTTACTGATAAATTTATCAATGAAACTTTTAGAATTGTTGCTGAAGAAAATCTTGCTAAGCTCGCGATTAAGCGTGCGCATAAGCAAGGTAAACAAGCTGACGATGTTCTTGAACGTACACGTCATGAATTCGAAGCATTAGGTCCTATGGTGTTCTCATTTGATTCTGGTACCACACCAGCAGTTAAGCAGATGCGCTATAAATTACTAATGGCTGGTGCTGGTTCTGTTAATTTGGAAATGGATGAAATCGGCTCTAACTTATTAGGTAATGCTGAAGTATTAACTGCATTTCTTGAATTGTTTGACTTAGGTAACATCAAGCAAAAACTCACAAAAAATACAACTGATAATGTTAGAGGCGAAGACTTAAAAGGTCGCACACCAACTAACATGATGTTGTTTGGTACCCCAACAGATTTATTGGATGGTTCCAAAAAAGAAGAAGAATTCTTCAACATGTTAAAAACAGGTTATGCAAGACGCTGCTTCTGGGGATTCTCCACAGAGAGTGGCAAAAATCTGGACATGACTTCAGCTGAATTGTTTGACATGTTAACTGATACAAACACCAATACTGCATTAGTGGATATAGCAGATCATTTAACTGATCTTGCCGATGCTACTTACTTCAACAAAGAACTTACAATCAGTAAAGATACAACATTAATATTGTTGGATTACAAACTTGATTGTGATCGTGAAGCTGCTAAATACGGTGAGCATGAAGATATTCGTAAAGCTGAATTGTCGCACAGGTATTTTAAAGCGTTGAAGTTAGCAGGAGCTTATGCATTTGTTGACGGTGCAATTGAAGTTGAAGATAAACATATTTATTCTGCAATTCGTTTAGCTGAGGATTCAGGTAAATCATTTGAAAAATTACTTCGTCGTGATCCACCTTACATTAAGTTAGCTAAATTTATTTCATCTATTAACAATGAAGTAACTCATGCTGATTTAGTTGAAGCATTACCTTATTACAAAGGCACACAAAGCCAGCGAAATGAGATGCTCAACTTGGCTATCTCGTATGGCTACAAAAACAATATCATCATTAAAAAGAGTTTCTACAACAACATTGAAATTCTTCGTGGTGAATCTCTAAAAGTAACTAAGTTAGATGAGTTATTGGTTTCATACTCAACTGACTATGCAGTAGGTTATCGTGGCGATTTAGCCAAGTTCGATGCCATTCACAAGATGACACAAGCACCGGGTATTCATTGGTGTAATCATCATTTCATTGATGAACACAGACAAGATGATTGTGCAATTGAAGGATTTAATATTGTCGTATTAGATGTGGATGGTACAGCTACATTGAGCAATGCTATGTCATTATTCGAAGGTTACGCTGCACATTTCTACACAACAAAAAGTAACAATCAGCCAGGCAAAGGTGAAAGATTCCGTATCATTCTACCAATGTCTCATGTGCTTAAACTCGACAGAAAAGACTATAAAGAATTCATGGGTAATATTTATGAATGGCTGCCTTTTGATGTTGATACAAGTGCGTGTGATCGTTCACGTAAATGGGTAAGCCATAAAGATACATATCACACACTAGAAGGTGAAATGTTAGATATTCTACCGTTCATTCCAAAAACTGAACGTAATGAGCAACGCAAAAAACAATTGCTAGATTTACAATCATTGAATAATTTAGAGCGCTGGTTTGCTTCACGAATGTCAGAAGGTAATCGTAATAATCAAATGATTAAGTACGCTTTATGTCTGGCAGATCGTGGACAGAGTTTCGATCAAATACAAGATTTAGTATTAGCTTTAAATAGCAAAATACCGAATCCTTTAGATGAGTTAGAAATCTTCAGTACTATTATGAAATCTGTGGGTAAAGCACTAGCTAGTCACTAGGGAGCTTTGCTCCCTTTTTCCGTACTATTAATGGAGGAACATTAATGAGTGTAAATGATCATTTAGTTTTACTTAGTGGCTTCTCGGCTACAGGTAAATCTCGTTCATTGAAAAATATAAAAAATCCTGGTGGTGTTTTGTATTTGAACTGTGAATCAGGAAAACGATTACCATTTAAATCTGGTTTTGTTGAAAAAACCATTGTCGATCCTATGCAGATTTATGAAGCATTTGATTGGGCTGAATCCAAACCAAGCATTCACACTATTGTAATTGATTCGTTAACGTATCTCATGGATATGTATGAGTCAGTTTATGTAGTTTCAGCAGCAAACAAAATGCATGCATGGGGAGACTTCCAACAATACTTTAAAGGTGTGATGCAACAAAAAGTTGCTAGTAGCACTAAAAAAGTTATTTTCACTGCACACGTTGTAGATACTTACAACGAACAGGAAATGGCTATGGATGTTCGTGTACCTGTTAAAGGTTCACTTAAATCAAACGGCATAGAATCTTATTTCTCTGTTGTTATCGCATCCAAAAAAATGCGTATTAAAGATCTAGCTGATTATAAAAATTCTCTGTTGACTATCTCACCAGAGGAAGAAGCACTAGGTATTAAATACGTGTACCAAACTCGTTTGACCAAAGAAACTGTTGGTGAACGTTTACGTGGCCCTGATGATTTGTTTACTCAACAGGAGACATTTATCAATAATGATATTCAACTGGTTTTAGATAGACTAGAAGAATATTACAAATAGGAAAACACATGCATACTTTAATTAGTCGTGAACAGTTTATGCGCATTTTTGCTATGCAAAATGCTATGAATGTAATAGCCACTGGTGATACCAATTGGGCTGAAGCACAATTACCATGGGACATTGCAATTCTGCGTGAAGCTGCTGAAGCATTTGATCATCTTGGTTGGGAATGGTGGAAAAAAACCAATCCAAATATTGAACAAGCCAAAATGGAAATTATTGATATTGTGCATTTTGCAGTGTCAGGCGTATTTACTCATGGCGTTACTGCTGAACAAGCATGGGAAAAATACGAAGAAAGTCTTGCAGAGATGGACCCGATGACCACTGCTCAAGTTAGTCAGTGGACAACATTCGACTTTCTACGTGAAGTAATAGTTACCGGTATTGTTCGTAATTACGGCTTCAGTTTTTACTTAGCATTGCGTGCTGCCAATACACTCGGTATGACATACGATGAAGTGTTTCAAGCTTACGTAGCTAAAAACATTCTCAATCGTTTCCGTAAGGCTAATGGCTACAAAGAAGGTACTTACATTAAAATTTGGGATGGTCGTGAAGACAATGAACATCTCACTGATTTCTTGAAAGTTACCGACCCAGCTCACCCCGATTATGAAACATTGATCGAAACACATTTAACTGCTTTATACGCAAATGTAAAAGCAGCGGCTGTAACTCACTAATACTTACTACTTAAACCAATACAAAAGAGAAAACATTATGCTAGATAAAATTCAAACAGCCCAGCAAGAACAAGTTGAACGCGATAGTTTAGGTGGCGGTTTCGTTGTTGACTCAGATTTATATGAGTACACAGTTGATAAAGCGTACATGACTCAATCGGCTAGTGGAGCATATGCTGTAAATCTGGCTTTGGTTACCGACGATAAAAAAACGTTGGAAGCTACCATTTACATTACCACTGCTGAAGGTAAAACCTTCTACGTGAAAGATGGTAAAGAAAATAATTTACCCGGCTTTACTACCATCAACAATCTTTGTTTGCTTGCGGCTAAAAAAGACTTTTTGCAGTTGCCACAGGAAAATAAAATTGTTCCTGTGTATGACAAAGATGCAAAAGCTAAGGTTAATAAATCTGTACCTGTAATTGTTGATCTGATCGGAACTCGTATCATTGCTGGCGTTATCAAACAAGTTGTTGATAAAACTGAAGACACTGGTGCCCTAGATCCCAAAGGTAAAAAGATTTACGCGCCTACCGGTGAAACTCGTGAAGTGAATGAAATCGACAAATTTTTCCGTGCTAAAGACGGTCTGACTGTTGCTGAAATTCTTGCTGGTTCCTCTGAAGCTGCGTTTAAACAACTGTGGGCTGACAAGCATAAGGGTGTTACTCAAATGCGCGCTAAAGGCGTCAAAGGTGGTAAGACCGGTGTTCCGGGTGCCCCTGCAGCTGCTGGCGGTACTGCGGCTAAGTCTTTGTTCGAAGACTGAGTAGATGAATTCCCCTGGTAAGGAGGATGTAGTAATAAGCTGTGACCCCGGTATGAAGGGGTCATGGTGTGCATTACTAGTTAAACACAACAAAGCTGTGTTTAAAAATACAACTGATGACCCATTGCTTACTCTTGAGTGGCTTAACGCACTGAATACTGAGTATAACGTACGTCTAATAGTAATTGAGGACGTTCACGCTATCCCGGGTGCTGCAGCAGGTTCTAGCTTCAGTTTTGGTGGCAACGTAGCGGAAGTTAATCTTCTTGCTCGTATGACCAAAATCAGACTGGAAAAGGTCACACCCAAGAGATGGCAAAAGTTCATCGGTGTTAAAACAAAAGGCGACCTGATCAAAAAAGAAGTAGCTGGAATAGCAACACGCTTATACCCACTTGCTTCTTTGTATGGACCTCGCGGAGGGTTACTTGATGGTAGAAGTGACTCATTAATGATCGCGCACTATGCTGCGTACAATCTAACTTAAAAAGGAGACAATTATGTCTTTTGAATTCAAGCTTAACAAAACTGAAATTGATAAAGCTATCGCTGCACACGTCGCCACATTGGGTATCAATACCGTTGGTAAAAATGTAACTGTAGATTTCGTTGCTACCCGTAAAGGTAATGGCGGGTACTCTGCAGTAGTACATATTGCTGATGGTGTGGCGGGTAACACCGAATCCAGTCATGTATTGGATAACGCAACCACAGCTGAAGCGAATGCGGCACGCGTAGCTGTAATCAAAGAAACTGGCACTGACGCACTGGGTCATGCAGCAGAAAATAAGGAAGAAATTCCTAATACTCCTGCGCAACCAAACGTTAAGCCAGAATCAGATCCAGTTGCGCACGAAGAAGTTACTGCACCTTCAGATGACGATGATGCACTTCC